GTAACGTTATTATTAAAAGAAGCTATACATAACTCTCGACCTGTGAACCGTTTAGTATATAAACATTTCCTAGAATATTTAGAAAGTATTTAATCCACTTGTTTGGCTTTGTAGAAAAATGATGTTATATTTAGTAAAATAATAAATAAACATATGGAAGAAAAAAAGTATCAACTAGACCCAACATTAGAAACTAAAAAGTACACATCAACAGATGGTACAGTTCGTTACATGAAAGATGGAAAACTGCATAACTGGGAAGGACCAGCTGTGATTCATCCGAATGGTAAGAAAGAATATTATATTAATGGTTTCCAACATGACAAAGACAGTCACCATAAAGCAAAACGTGATGGTGTTGGATTACCTTGGTTTAAAAGTAGTGTAGGTAAAGGTGCTAGATCTTAATTTAATATAAAACACATGAATAGAGAATTCTTAAAAATGCAAAAAATAGCCGGTTTGATTACAGAAAATCAATACCGCCAACTAACAGAAAATACTGATGAACCAACTCATATGTCTAGAATAGACTGGTATTATGTTGGCCCCAATAGTGGCTACCCAGGAACCCAAAAAGATGGTCGAGTTGTTCCTAAAACTAGAGGATATGATGATCCATCAAAGTATGAAGATACTAATATTTACATCAAAGTAGGTACTGAAGGATGGATTGATGGGGAGTGGTTTGTAGATGAAGAAGAAAACCGAGTACCATATACAGGTTATGAAGAATATTTTGGGAGTGTTTCTGGTGAAGATGAAGAAGAAGGTGTAAGATTACAACCACTGTTTACCCCATATCATATTGAACATAATGAAGAACCTCCTATAATAGATAATAATGAAGGACTTCCTTTAACAGATGAAGTTAGAGAGTATATTGATAATTTTATAAATATGATTATAGATGAGGAAACTGAAGAAGATCTTGAACATTTAATTAGAGCTGAATTTTTTGAAAATGAATTTGAAGAAACTTTAGTAACTGAATTTGGAGAAATAGAAGGTGAATATGATCACGTTAATTCAGAAGTACGAAGATATATTAGACAAAAAGTAGATCAAGCACTTCACGGTAATTAAATTTAAAAATACTTTAAATTAGGCTTGCAAATGCAAGCCTTTTTTATTATATTATAGATATGAAAATAGGATTTACTGGAACAATGAGTGTAGGCAAATCTACACTTGTACATGCTTTAAAAGAATTACCTGAATTTAAAGATTATTTCTTTGCTACTGAACGTAGTAAATACTTACGTGATTTAGGTATTCCATTAAACACTGATAGTACATTAAAAGGTAACGTTGTTCTGAATTAATGAGAGAAAATGTTATTACTGATAGAACAGTAATTGATGTTATGGCATTTGCTCAATGTGCTAAATCAATTAGTGTTGTAGATAAGGGTGCTTTTAACAATTATGCTGCTCCATTTATTTGGGAGTATGATTATGTTTTTTATGTTTCTCCTATAGGAGTTAAAATTGAAGATAACGGTGTTAGAGAAACCGATACTGATTATCGTGATAGAATTGATAGTACTATTAAACATGTTATTAAAGATAATTTATCTAACATAAAAAACTTTGGCATTATTTCAGGTACTAATGAGCAAAGAATTGAACAGATTAAAGGTTACTTAGGGTTTTAATATTTATACCCAAACTATACCAATGAAACGCTCAGAATTAAAAAAAGAAATTGAAAAAGCTATTGTTGAAATACTAAATGAGGAAACAATAGATGTAGCTGGTGATCCTAGTAAATTAACTCCACAACAAAAACAATCTGCTATCAATACGGCTCGCACAAAAACAAAAAACCCTAAACTTGGTACCTCCGAAAACCCAGTTGATTTTGTATAAAATTTCTAATTAGTTATGTCTCAAGACTTAAAACAAATAATAAGGGATGAATACTTAAAGTGCGCTCAAGACCCAGCTCACTTTATGAAAAAATACTGTCATATACAGCATCCTACTCGTGGTAGGATATTATTTAATTTATATCCATTCCAAGAAAAAGTATTACGTTTATGGAGGGATAATCCATATAATATAGTACTTAAATCTCGTCAATTAGGTATCTCAACTTTAACTGCTGGTTACTCATTATGGTTAATGTTGTTTCAAAAAGATAAAAATGTTCTTTGTATAGCTACTAAACAAGAAACAGCTAAAAACATGGTAACAAAAGTTAAATTCATGTTTGAGAATTTACCTTCTTGGTTAAAAGTACATGCTGAAGAAAATAATAAATTAACACTACGATTAAGTAATGGCTCTCAAATTAAAGCAGTTTCAGCAGCAGGTGATGCGGGTCGATCAGAAGCAGTATCACTTTTATTAATTGATGAAGCAGCATTTATTGAAGGAATTGGTGAGATATGGGCATCTGCTCAACAAACCTTAGCAACTGGTGGTGGAGCAATTGTATTATCTACTCCATATGGTACTGGTAATTGGTTTCATCAAACATGGGTTAGAGCAGAAGCACAACAAAATGATTTTCTACCTATTAAACTTCCATGGTATGTTCACCCTGAACGTGATGAATATTGGAGAAAAAAACAAGATGAACTATTAGGAGATCCACGATTAGCAGCACAAGAATGCGATTGTGATTTTAACACTTCAGGTGATACTGTATTTTATAGTGAACAACTAGACTTTATTTTCGCAACCTCTGTTAAAGATCCTTTAGAAAAACGTGGTATAGATCATAATTTATGGATATGGGAGCTACCAGATTACACACGTAATTATATGGTAGTTGCTGATGTAGCTCGTGGAGATGGTAAAGATTTTTCAACATTTCATGTGATAGATACTGAGTTAAATACACAAGTAGCTGAGTATAAAAGTCAAATATCACCAAAAGAATTTGGTTATTTATTAGTAAGTATCGCGACAGAATATAATGATGCGTTACTAGTTGTTGAAAATGCTAACATAGGATGGTCAGCTCTTGACTCAATTATTGAAAGAGGATACAGAAATTTATACTATTCTCCAAAAAGTGAAGCATTAAACGCGGAAACTTATTTAGAAAGAACAGATGACCCATCAAGAATGACACCAGGTTTTACAATGTCTATGAGAACTCGTCCGTTAGTTATAAATAAATTTAGAGAATATGTTGGAGATAAAAGTGTTAATATACAATCTAAACGTCTTCTTGAAGAAATGAAAGTATTTATATGGAGAAATGGACGTCCTGAAGCACAATCTGGTTATAATGATGATTTAGTTATGAGTTTTGCTATCGGAATGTATATTCGTGACACAGCTTTAAAATATAAAACGCAAGGTTTAGATTTAACTCGTGCTACTTTAAGTAACATGGCTACTGTTCGTCCAAACCCACAAGGTAATTACACTAGAAATGGTGTTCCTAATCCATATAGTATGAATATTGGTGGGCAAGATGAAAATATAAGCTGGTTACTATAATATTTATTATATATAATTTAATTTAAATGGCTGATACAAGTGTTTTTTCAAGATTAAGGAAATTATTCTCAACAGATGTAATAATTCGTAATGCTGGTGGTAATCAGCTTAAAGTAATGGATGTTAATAGCATCCAAGCAACAGGTGAATTCCAAACTAATGCTTTAGTAGACAGATTTAATCGTATCTACTCTAGTAATAGTACATCACTTTTTGGAGCTCAATTAAACCTCAACTGGAGATACTTACGCACCCAAGTATACTCAGATTATGATGCAATGGATACAGATGCTATTGTAGCTTCTGCTCTTGATATCATAGCTGATGAATGTACTCTTAAAAATGATATGGGTGAGGTACTTCAAATTAAAAGTTCAAATGAAGATACACAAAAAATTCTTTATAATTTATTTTATGATGTATTAAATGTTGAATTTAATCTTTGGTCTTGGATTCGCCAAATGTGTAAGTATGGTGACTTCTTTTTAAAATTAGAAATCGCGGAAAAATTTGGAGTTTATAACGTCATCCCATATACTGCTTATCATATTATGACGAGATGGCTCACTTCAGATTAATTACTGATGTGAATTACCTTCCATATGGTCGTTCTTATTTAGAGCCTGCTCGTAAATTATTTAAACAATACATCTTGATGGAAGATGCAATGTTAATCCATCGTATTGTTCGTGCTCCTGAAAAAAGAGTATTTTATGTTAATGTAGGTTCTATTCCTCCAAATGAAGTAGAAAATTTTATGCAAAAAACTATTTCACAAATGAAGAGGACTCCATTTATGGATCCACAAACAGGTGAGTATAATTTAAAATATAACCTACAAAATTCATTAGAAGATTTCTTTATCCCCATTCGTGGTAATGATACTACTACTAAAATTGACACTACTAAAGGTTTAGATTATACAGCTATTGAAGATGTAACTTATTTAAGAGATAAGCTATTTGCAGCTTTAAAAGTACCTAAAGCTTTTATGGGTTATGAAAAAGATTTAACAGGTAAGGCAACATTAGCAGCTGAAGATATTCGTTTTGCTCGCACAATTGATCGCATCCAAAGAATTATACTCTCAGAATTATATAAAATTGCTTTAGTGCATTTATATACTCAAGGTTATAAAAATGATCAATTAACTAATTTTGAATTATCATTAACTACTCCTTCTATAATTTATGATCAAGAAAGAATAGCATTAATGAAAGAAAAAGTATCTTTAGCTAAAGATATCATTGATGGTAAATTACTACCTACAGATTGGATTTATGATAATGTATTCCATCTTAGCCAAGATCAATATGATGAGTATAGAGATTTAATAGCTGAAGACCAAAAACGTATCTTTAGATTTAAACAAATTGAAAATGAAGGTAATGATCCACTTGAATCTGGTAAGTCATATGGTACACCTCATGATTTAGCAGCTTTATATGGTTCTGGAAGAAATGGAATTGGTGTTCCTGATGGTTATGATAAAGATGAACCTCTAGGTAGACCTAAAGAAAAAGCATCTATTGCTGGTACACAACAAAGTACTTTAGGTAAAGATAGATTAGGTAATATTGGTATGAAAAAAGGAGATGCAACAGGTGAAGATGTATCCTTAAGAAATAATTTTAAAGGTGGATCACCTTTAGCTTTAGAAACTCAACTTAAAAATAAAACCTTATTAGAGTCTTTAAGTAAAAAATTATCAATTAAAAAAGAAGAATCTTCATTATTAGATGAGTCTCAAATACGAGAATAATATCTCTATATATATTTATAATTAAAATATTTACCCTAGAATGATTATAAAACATTCAAAGTATAAAAATACTAGTATCCTTTTTGAACTATTAGTAAGACAAATTACAGCTGACACACTATCAGGTGTTGAATCACCAGCAACTAATATTTTAAAAAAATATTTTGGTAAAACAGAATTAGGAAAAGAGTATAAGTTATATGAAAGTTTTTTTAGACATACTAATACTAGTGAGGCTAAAGCTGATATGGTTATTAGTACACTCATAGAAAGTTCTAAACAATTAAATCGTTCTATTTTAAGAAGACAAAAGTATAATTTAATTAAAGAAATTAAAAATCACTATAATTTAGAAGAATTCTTTAAAACTAAATTACCAAACTATAAAGCACAAGCAGCTTTATTTACACTTCTAGAAGTATACAACAGCGAAAACCTATCTAACCCTAACCAGATTATAGAAAACAAAACAGTTTTACTAGAATATCTTGTTAAATTTCCTATTAATAAAAAAGAAGTTAAAGAAAATATCTTAGAAGAATTTAGAAATCAAGATAAAGATATTCGAGTATTAGCATATAGGGTATTACTAGAAAAATTTAATGATAAGTATGCTGACTTAAACCCACGTCAAAAATCAGTATTAAAAGAATTTATTAATAGTGTTGATAACACACCTAAATTAAGAGAGTTCTATAATACTAAAATAAATGAAATCAGAAATACTTTATTGACTTTAAATAAAAAAGTGACTAATAAAGCTATCCAAATAAAAGTAAATGAGGTTGTAAATATTTTACCAAGTTTAGGTAAAACAGATAAAGTTAATGATGATCATTTAATTAACCTTCTTCAACATTATCAATTAGTTGAAGAGTTAGAAGCAGTAAATGAGTAAAAAAGAGAAAATAAAAGAACTTATTCAAACTAAATTAAAAGAAATAAGCGCTACAGGTACTGGTGCTTCTTTTACTGCAGGTTCTGGTAAAAATTATGCTACACCTTATGCTTTTAATCCAAATAAAAAAGCTAAAGGTGCTAAAAATATCTATTATTATAAACTTGGTTTTAAGCCTGTAAATCAAAAAGCTTTAAATAAAGCTGCTAAAGGTATTGAAGTAAAACAGTTATGGGAAGAAGAAGAACCTAAATTTGACATTGAAGGTTTTGTCAATAATTTAGGAGTTGATGA